CCGTTTTAAGGAGCCCCATGACAAACAACAACTACATGGCTCAGTTAGGGGCCACCTTGGTCGATCGCGGTTATCCGATTCTGCCCATTCAACCCAACACCAAAAAGCCGGGCGTTTATCGCAAGGGCAAGTGGCACGAGTATCCCAAGTGGAGTCGGCACTGCGAGCGTGACACCACGGATAACGAGGTCGACATATGGGGTAACTGGCCGCAGGCGGGTATCGGCATTGCAGCTGGTCGAGTCATCGGCATTGATATCGATGTTCTGTTTTCAAAAGAAATCGCTGAAAAGATTGAGGGCTTGGCCAAGCGGCTTTTGGGCGACACCCCGGCGGTTCGCATCGGACATGCGCCTAAACGGCTCTTGGTCTACCGCGCCGCACAGCCATTCTCCGGGTTTAAGTACCCACCTATCGAGGTGTTGGGCGTCGGGCAGCAGTTCATTGCTTACGGGGTACACCCAGATACAGGCAAGCCGTATGAGTGGCCCGTCACGACCCTGGCCGATCTCACTCCGGACGAGTTGCCAGCCATCACAGAGGCCCAGGCGCGTGAGTTTGCCAAGCAAGCCTATGAACTCATACCTCCGGCGCAGCGGCCCCAGACCTTGGTGGCCGGGCACACCGCAGTTAAAGAACAGGTGACACTGCCAGAACAACGGGGAACCTTTGAGGCGGTCGAAGATGCCTTACAACACATTCCAAACGCTGATCTGGATTACGACAGCTGGGTTCGGATTGGGCTGGCGATCAAGGGCGCGCTTGGAGATGAGGGCTGGCCGCTTTTTGATGCGTGGTCAGCTTCCTCAGGAAAGAACGATCCGAAGTTCACGGCAAAGACATGGCGTGGCTTTGCGCCGGATCGGATTGGGGCTGGAACGATCTATAAGCTTGCCCTTGATAACGGCTGGGAGCCTGCTGCCGAGATTTGCCTAAATGGTGAGATCGTGGTCAACGGCCACCACCCGGCAAAGGAGTTCTTGCAGTCGTTGCAGGCGGCAGACCCCATCACCATTGAAGAACAGCAGGTGCTCCCACCCCCGCCAAAGCCGATGCCCGTGGGGTGGGATAAGGTGGGCGGAATCATCGCTGATCTGATGGCCTTTATGGCCGCTACCGCCAAACGTCCGCAGCCAGTGTTAGCGCTCGGTGCGAGCTTGTGTGCGATCGGCGCATTGATGGGGCGCAAGTACCGCACGGAAAGCAATACCCGCTCAAATCTCTATGTGGTGGGCATCGCGGAAAGTGGTGCCGGTAAGAATCACAGCCGTGTTGTGGTCAATGAGCTCTTTCGCAAGGCGGGCCTTTTGCAGTACTTGGGTGGCAATAAGATTGCCTCGGGCTCGGGGCTTTTAAACGCGATCCAACGCCAGCCTGCCATCTTGTTTCAGCTCGATGAGTTCGGCATGTTTTTGTCTGCGGCAGCCGACCGCAAACGATCGCCACGGTATGTCTGCGAGATCTTGGATCTGATGACCGAGCTCTACACCACTGCAGGTACGACCTATTTTGGCATCGAGTACGCAAGCAATCAGCACAACAACTCCCACCGGGCGATTCACCAGCCATGCGCCTGCATCTACGGCACCACAACGCCCTTGCACTTTTGGCAGGCGCTACAGGCTTCTAACGTGGCCGATGGGTCGCTGGCGCGGTTTCTGATCATGGAGAGCGAGGAGGATTTTCCCGACAGCAATGAGCAGTTCGGTGTCATCGATCCGCCGCAAGACCTTATCGATCGGCTGATCTTGATTCACACGGGTGGAGGCAAGTTAAGCGGCAACCTGACCGATGTGGGGGCCATCGACGAGGTCATGGTGGACCCTCGAGTTGTTCCCATCACACCGGCTGCAAAGGCTGCATTTAGGCAGTTAGATGATGAGTTGGTGGCGAGACTAAGAACAACCCGGGGCACGGGCTACTCATCAATCTTGGCGCGTATTGAGGAAAACGCCACCAAGCTTGCCTTGATACGCGCTGTATCGCGTGACCCCATCGATCCGCAGATCGAAGATCACGATGCCCATTGGGGGATCATGCTCTCGCGGCACTGTGCTGAACTCACGATTCGTGAGGCTTCTGCTCGAGTCTCAGAGAACCTGGTGGAGTCAAACCACAAGCGGGCGCTGCAGATTTTGCGTGAGGCAGGCCAAGCCGGGATGTCAAAAAGCGAGTTCACCAGGCGAACCCAGTTCATGGATCACCGCCAACGAGATGGTGTGCTGCGCACCTTGGCTGAGGCAAGGCTTGTGGAGTCGCTATTACTTCAAGCGAAAGGCAGGCCCACGCAATGGCTAAAAGTCATGTGAATCAATGGGTTGCGGGTGCAGCCCGGAGTTTCTTCAATTTCTTCAAATTTCAAGGCCACATCCGATATATACATTTTTAAAGTGGGTCCCTATACACACCAAAAAAGAGAAAAAGAAAAAGGTATCTATATTGAAAGAATGAAATATTGAAATATCTATAGACCCACCACCATGGGATCTAGGTTGAAAGAATGAAGTATTGAAATAAGTCGTTACACGTACCCGAACGATCTTCGGACGTGAAGGAGCCTTGTAGACCCTGACCCGGTGTGCAGTGGTGCTCCTCCAAGTCGCCTCGTGCACTTAAAGGAGGACACGCCCATGGGCATATGCACAAAGCTGCCGCCAGACAGCATCAAACCGGCATTGGCAACGGAGTCATCACCGCTGGGCGTGATCTTGGCGCTTGACCTAGGACAAACGACCGGATGGGCTTTGCAGGTCAACGGACTGACCCACTCGGGAAGTCACGGATTTAAGCCGGGACGCTTTGAGGGTGGTGGCATGTCGATGCTGCGCTTTAGCCGGTGGCTCACGGAGTTGCATGAACAAAGCGGGCCGATTGCCCGGGTTTACTTTGAGGAGGTTCGTGCCCACAAAGGCACGGCGGCCGCTCACACCTATGGTGCATTTCTAGGACAGTTGTCTGCGTGGTGCGAGGCCAATGGGGTTGCGTACCTGGGCGTACCGGTAGCAACCATTAAAAAGCACGCCACTGGCAAGGGCAACGCTGGCAAGGATCTCGTTATTGAAGCCATGCGGGCTAAGGGTTATCAGCCAGCCGATGACAACGAAGCGGATGCTCTTGCCATCCTTCACTGGGCCATGGATCAGGAGGCCAACCATGGGTAAGAAGCACCCCAAGCTCGAGCCCCTAATGCATGGCAGCGTTGTTGAGCTACCCGGTGGACGCGTCGCGCAGTGGGAGTCTTTAGAGGAAGAAGGTACGAGCTATCGGACCGAGCACTTCCGGTGCGTTGATAGCCTGGGCCTGCTTTTGAAAAACGGAGCGATCACGCAAGAGATGCACGATGCGGGGCAGGAGTTCAACCGTAACTTTGTCTACGCCCAACTCAACCCCGTGGGTTCGCCGCCGCTTGACCGTATCCCCGGTGGCCATTGGCAAGACACCATTACCGAGCGCGTAGCGTGGTCACGAAAGCGCTTAGGGCAAGCGCTGGATGCGGTGGGCGGGGTCTGCAGCCCGGGTGGGTGTGCGGTCTGGCATGTGGCCGGTCTTGGCCGAAGTGTTAAAGAGTGGTCTTTGCTTGAAGGTTGGAACGGACGCACACTGAATCAGTACGAGGCCAAAGGCATCTTGGTGGCCGCACTTGGCATGCTTGCCGTTCACTACGGATATTTACGCAAGGGTTAGATACCTGTGGTTTTGAAGTGTTTCGCCTTATGATGAAGACCTCGATTTGACCGAGAAGCAAGATGAGAGCTCGTTGACACTGGGAAACCGCCATGCTGCAGAAATTCAAGCTTGTAGCGCAGGTCGTCGCCATAAACTCAAAAGGCGATACGGCTAACTTCGAGCTCGAAAAGCCTGCTTCAGGTGAAATTGAACCATCTGAGAAGGAAAAAGAGCTTTTCTTCGGTGAAAAGTTTCGAGGGCGTAAGGACGGCAACGATCCGTGTGACTTCGTAGTTACGCAGGTAAAACGTGTTGAGTGTGTACCCGAGCCCTTCTATGTTTCCGTTATGGATAGTGGAACACTGGATAGCCCCGCCTCGATCCGATTGGGAAATTACGATAATCCTGACGATCTCAATCCAAGTTACCGAAAGTCACCTCTGACCGGCCTCACAGTAAATTTTGAAATGCGCACCGGTGAGGGGGTGATCTTTAATCGGAGAGATCGGTTTGGGTGGGTTACTCCTAGTAGGTTCCGTTGGACAAAAAACGAGTACGTAGTGACGCGCTGGCAGGATGAAATCTGGACATTTCCTAAGTCGGGTTGGGAATTGCATCTTTCACCCACCCCTGACGTCGACTATGCGGACCCCGACGACTTCCGAGATTCGTTACCTGAGATTACCTCTTGGTGAGTAGAAAAAGTCCTTGACCGGTATATATCGATGATGTACATTTTCATTAATCGCTAAAAAAGCGCCCACACGGATCATCCCTGTGGGCGTTTGCATTTCTGAATCCCCTAAACCCGCCCAAGGCTACTTGCGCGGGTTTTTCTTTTTCCAAGGCCCTATGAACCCACTCAAGCTTGAGTACCGCTCTGTTGAGGCGTTGATTCCCTACGCACGCAACGCCAAGCAACATCCTGATGCCCAAGTTGCGCAGATCGCAGCCAGCATTCGTGAGTTTGGCTGGGGTGCACCAATCCTGGTTGATGGAAACAACAATGTCATCGCAGGCCACGGCCGCCTCTTGGCCGCACGCAAACTAGGGATGGCTGAGGTACCTGTTGTCTCCATGGACCACCTCACGGACACGCAGCGTCGGGCTCTGATCCTGGCGGATAACAAGATTGGTGAAAACGCTTCTTGGGAAGATGAACTCTTGGGTATTGAGTTATCCGAACTGAAGGACGCAGGCTTTGATCTCGAACTCACGGGCTTTTCAACAGAAGAGTGGGAAGCGCTGATCGCAGGCGAAGAGACAGACAAAGATGGACTCACCGATGAGGACGCTGTGCCAGAGGTGGTGGAGACCATTTCGAAGC